GATGAGGAAGCAATTGATCCATTTGATTTCTGGCAAGGTGCTAACTTCAAGTTGAAGGCAAAGAACGTTGCTGGTTATCGTAATTATGATTCTTCTGAGTTCACTGCTGTCACTCCATTATTGGATGACGATGATGCACTAGAAGGACTCTGGAAGAAAGAAAGTTCTCTTCAAGAGTTTGTTGCTGCCGATCAGTTCAAGTCTTATGATGAATTGAAGAAGCGTCTTGGTTATGTTCTTGGTAGTAAGACTACAGTTCGTGAAGATGTTGAAACTGTTGATGAAGATGACAATCGTGGTTCAGCAGAACAATTAGTTACTGCTGCTGTGTCAACAGCACCCACTGAAGATGATGATGACACATTATCGTACTTTGCGAAACTAGCCGCAGAATGATACAGAAAAGGGGTCGTTAAGACCCCTTTTTTTATGGTATTGTAACTCTAGTATTTTCTGTTCGAATCAAATCATCATTTACATATTGGGAAGAAGGAGAATAAATCATTTCATTTCTCATATCATTCAAGAATTGTTGTAGATATTCTCGTTTTAAAATATAGATTGATCTTTTTTTATTATTTTTTGTTACTTCATAATCATAGTTAGTAATATATCCAACGGGATTTAGAGTTGCATTATATACATCTGGATTTGGTATTGTAAATGTAGAATTTACTACTTTACCTTTAGGTAGAATTAATTTACCATTCAGATCTTTAATTTCTTTTGTTTCCCAATGGTGAACATCATTTAGAGAATCACCATAAACTTTTAACGAATAATCATATAATTCTTTACTTGACAATGGCCAATCATTTCTGACATTAATAATACCAGCAGTCATTAAAACAACCCAATCTAATTCTGCACTACCATAGAATTCTTCGGCAACAGTATCAGGTCTTGCACCCTCTACAATTTCATATTTATTGAATAGAGTAAAAACATTTTGCAAGTCATCACGTATCTTAGTTCTTCTGAAAAGATTTTTGACACGTAAGTATCGACTAGATGAATTACTATTAGATAAAAATGACTGATAATCTAATTCTGGTAGTTCTCTGAAATATCCCATTTTAGTAACCTACAGTATTATCTAATGGTTCGTTTGTATCTGGATCATCGTAATCAATATCGTAAATTGGTTCTAGTTCTTTGAAGGTTAGATCCATTATCATAGAAATTGGTGTTCCATCATCATAAGTAGCATAATTACCTTCACCAGTATAATTAACTGCTAGATCTTGTAATACACATTGTTTGAATTTATGTAAGAACTTATGTTCCGATTCTCCTTGTCTGTATCGTAGTTCAAAAATATTAGGTGTATTTAAAAATAAATTACTTCTATTTGTTTTTGGTGCCATATTCTTTTTAAACGTTCTTATAATACGCTTCACCTGATCTGATTCATCTCTATTTCTTGGCATCATTTTGAATTGAAACTTAAATGCTCTCAGTGTCGGACCACTAAAGAGAAGTTCCATATTTGGATTAAATATTTCACCAGTTTGTCTTGCCATTATTTGTTCTAATGTCACATTAGCACCAAATATATTCACTGCTTGTGCTGCAATATATTTTGTAGCTAGGTCTGTAGCATTACCCATACCCAAACTTGCTACTCCAGATTCTATTGCTGTTGCTTTAATATTACTTTTCATACCTTCCATTGCAGCATCAAAACTTTTTGCTTGACCTGCTTTCATAACTTGTGTTGCTCCACCTACTGCTGCAGCAGTTATAGAATTCATTGCAGAGTCATTATAAGAAACTGAATTACCATCTTGAAGATTTGATGGCATTGGTAATAATACAGTACTTATAGGTCTTTTATTACTAAGTCTTCTGAATCTTTCTCTAGGATTACGTGCTAAACTTACTCTTGGTTGTCCATCAATATTACGACCTCCTTGACTACCTACAGGGACATATTCCTGAACATCTATTTGTAGATAATCAGTTTGTTCTGTGAATACTTTTAGTGGATAGCGAAGAACAGTTTGTGCCATTTATATTCTTTTTATCTATTTATGAGAATTTTGGAGAAAGGTATTGCATCGAGGTCATTTAACTCATCATCATATACTTGATAGAGTCCCCCTGCTACTTCACTCCATGTATATTGTCTAGGTTCACCCCAATGAAAGTTAATTCCACGGAATCCCCATTCTAAAACTTCCGTGACTGCTACTAATGGATTTTGATCATATCTAATGTTAGGTGTTTTTGGATTATACACAAATACGTAAAAATTACCTACCTCTGGAATTTTATCACCTTCGGTTAGGACACTTATAATTTCAAACATTAAATCATCAGCATCTTCAGTTCCGATTAAATTGTTTCTTACAGATCTAATACGACTCATTACTTGATACCTAATTCATTTTCTGTGAGCACTTTAAATTCCCATTTTCTATCTTCACAGAATTCTTTTGCTGCTTCCCATTTTGCTTGATTCTTCGCATATTCACAGACTTGATATACATAACTTCTTGTTTTCTTTTTTTGAACTTTTGGTTCTATACACTGTTTTTGAGGTTTTATTTCAATTATCATTCTTTTAATTGTTCCTGTGCTTTCTCTGACTTTAATATAGAAATCTGGAAAGTATCTATGGTATCTATTATCAATAGGTGAACGATATGGAACTATGACTTCTTCACTTCCCCATTCTAATATATTTTTATTAGAATCACAGTATTTCATAAATTTCAGTTCCCATAAAGACCTATAAATGATGTTTGTGGGATTACCTCTATATTTGGAGGGATGTGTTGGTCGATATTTACCTTTATAAGCCATCTAAATAACTAATAATATAAAGAATCTTATAAGGTATTTAGAGTGGCAAATAGGCTTGTTAGTAAAATTACGATGAATCAGGTGCAAGATCTGGTTGGTAAGATATCACAATCCAACCATTATCTTGTAAGTTTTTCAGCATTAAATCCTCAGATAACAGAACATTTGGGTGGATATCTTGGAATAAGAGATCCAATTGATTTTTTATCAAGAAAGAGTGGTCTTCTTTGTTCTGAAGCTGTATTACCAACTACATCATATGCCACTGGTGAAGTAAAGGATAACTTTATGGGTATTCCTCAGGAATTTGCACATACTCGTTTATATACTGATATTGATTTTTCTTTCTATATTGATACTGATTATACAAATCTAAGAATCTTTGAAGGTTGGATGGATTTTATTTCAAGTGGTTCTCTTAGTGAGATTGGTGAATTAACTGATAATTATTACAAGAGATATAGATATCCTGATGAATACAAAGTTCAAACTATGTTTATCTCAAAGTTTGAAAAGAGTATAAGTTCTCAGATAGATTATCAGTTTATTAATGCTTTCCCTAAGACCATGACTACGATTCCAGTATCATATGGGGATGCTGAATTATTAAAAGTTAATGTTACTTTTAATTATGATCGTTATGTCGTAAATCCTCAAGGAAGTTATACTGCTTCTAATTTGAGTCAATTTACAGATGTAGAACGTCGTAGTCGTAATCTATTTACAACATATGAGTCAATATATGATAGACTAGCTTCATATGCATCTGGGAGCAGAAATGTGGAATATGATCGAAAGAAAAAAGATACTACTTCTGATACGGTTTCTTCAGAAGAAAGTGCAAGTGACAAAGCCGTTAAAGGTGGTTATACTATTAGTAAGGAAAATTTAAAGGATACAGGAAAATTGAATAGAGCTGATACTGCCCAGTATGGAACTAGTTGGCCTGCGTGGAATACTGAAGCTTCTGATAATACACAGTCGAGATTAGAAGCAGAAGCAAGACGTAAGAAAGCAGAAGAACTTGCAAAGAAAGAGCAAATTAAGAAAGATGTTGAAGAGGCAAAGAAAAATATGCCTTATCCTTTCTAAATAACCCTGCTAAATAAAAATACTGAAGTGTTATAAAGATTATGCCTTTACCAAAAATTAATACTCCCACCCATGAGTTGGTATTACCTTCTAATGGAAAGAAAATTAAATATCGTCCTTTTCTAGTAAGAGAAGAAAAGATATTAGTTATGGCAATGGAGTCTGAGGACATGAAGCAGATTACAACTGCCATTGTCGATATATTAAATAATTGTATTCTTACGAGAGGTGTGAAGGTCGAAAAACTCTCTACCTTTGATATTGAATATTTGTTCTTGAATGTTCGTTCTAAATCAGTTGGTGAAACTGTAGAAGTGAATGTGACCTGTCCTGATGATGGAGAAACACAAGTTCAGATGGAAATTGATATTGATTCTATTAAAGTCCAGAAAGATAAAAAACATACAAATATTGTCAAACTTGATGATAATCTTTCAATGAAATTGAAGTATCCATCATTAAATGAATTTATTGAAAATAATTTTGATGCTTCTAGTAATAGTGGTAAAAGTGAAGTTGCCCAATCTTTAGATATGATTACTTCTTGTATTGATATGATATACAATGAAGAAGAAAGTTGGAGTTCTACCGATTCTACTAAGAAAGAATTAATAGAATTTATTGAGCAGTTAAATACAAAACAATTCAAGGAAGTGGAGAAATTCTTTGTTACAATGCCTAAACTTTCTTATAAGTTTAAGGTAAAAAATCCAAAGACAGAAGTAGAATCCGAAGTTGTATTGGAGGGACTAGCAAGTTTTTTCAGTTAGGTATGGCTCATACAGATCTTGAGTCATACTATAAAGTAAACTTTGCCTTGATGCAACACCATAAATACTCATTAACAGAGCTAGAAAACATGATTCCGTGGGAAAGAGAAGTTTATGTTTCTCTACTCCAACAATATATTGAAGAAGAAAATTTAAAACAACAGCAACAACAGAATGGTTGAAGCATTACCACCAGCATCTACGACTATTAGACCCACAATAAATACTGCAAAATTTATGGGTTCATCTCATGCAGCTGGAAATGCCTTATCAAAGCAGGTTCAGATTAATACTAAAAGTATTAGTTCTATTAAAAGTGTTTTAGATAGTGAAACTCTTAAAGTTTCTAATTTAGAATCAAAAGTCGGTAGTCATGAGAAAGCATTAGAAGAAACAAATAGCATTTTAACAGATATTGGTAATGCACTTGCATTAGATTTTGCTAATCGTATTGCAGCAGCTAAAGATGATATTAGTAATATAAAAGAACAAAAATCCAGAGGAAAATTTGGTAGAGCAGAAAATAGATTAGAATCTAAAGGAAAGAGAGCAGGAAATATATTTACACAAACTGCATCTAAAGCAGCATCTCCTGTACAAGGATTCTTTGGTAAAATATTATCATTTATTGGATTAATAGGTACTGGAATAGGACTTAATTTTGCGTCTAAGTGGTTAGAAAATCCTGAAAATAGAAAGAAATTAGTAAAAGTTGGTGAATTTATTACAAATAATTGGAAATTAATAACAGGAGTTATTATAGGAGGAGGATTATTAATAGGACTTGCAGGTATATTAGGAACACTTTTTAGTGTTTTTGCTATAATCTCAAATCCAATATTTCTTACACTTTTGGGACTTGGTGCTCTTATAGGTGGTGGAGCACTTTTATTAAATCGAAATAAACCTGACGGACCTAAGAAAGAGATTGTTCCAATGGGAAAAAATAAGGATTTTGCATATAAACAGAGTAATTGGAATGCTGGTGACTTTGCTAATGAGTATCTGTTAGGAATACCACCTAAAGGTAAACTTGATAAAGATATACCAAAGATGCGTAATGGTGGAATTACAGATGGTCCGAAGAGTGGATATCCTGCTATACTTCATGGTAAAGAAATGGTTATCCCTTTAGATAAACTTTCCCAAAATCCAAGGAGAAGACAACCTAAAATTACAACAATAAATTTACCAACGATTACAAAAGGAAGTGTTCCGAAAGGAGAATCTAATGTAGCAACTGCAGTTCCAAATATTCCATCAGCAAATCCTGCTGATCCTTATAGGCAGTTGACTCCAAATATGTACGGAATATACGTGTAAGATATGGCATTACCAATTATATCAGGAATAGGTAAAATATTAATGAAAACAGTTTCAGCAACTGCAAAAGGTCTTAGTGCGGCTGGAAAATCTACTGCGAAAAAATCTATTAGTGGAGTTCGTAAGTTAATTAATAAACCATCAGGTGAATTAGCAGTTTCAAATCCTATTATGGAACCTGTTTCTAATGCTATGAAAACATTGAAAATGAATGCTGAGAGAATTAAAAGTAATCTTATCAATTCTGTTAAACAGATAGAAAAACAACGTCTCAATAAAGAAAGAATACAAAGAAATATCCTTGAAAGAAAAGAAATACGAGATATGGAAAAGAATGTAACTTCTACTAAAACTCCTACAGGAAAGAAAGTATCTTCTATACTGAAAAGTCCTATGGGTATTGTTGATAAAATATTTGGATTTGGTGGGTTATTATTGACTGGTATAGTAGTAAATGCTATAGATAATATAATTAGAAATTGGAAAGAATTTAAAAAGGAAGGTATATTCAAGTTTTTTGGTGATATGATAAAATCAGTTAGAAATTTTATAGATAATATTGATTTTGATAAGATAGCAAAGTATGAAGATGGAAAATTAACAGGAGGAGCACTTAAAAATATTGTTGATACTTTTAATAGCATTAATAAAATGGCAAGAACTGTAGCTACAGTTATAGCAAATGGTATAGGAGGTAGTTGGTATGGTGCTAGTAAAACAGGAGAGAAGAATTTGTTTGGTAGGTCACCAGAACAAATGGGTAGAGTAGAAAGATTTTTTGCTGGACTCCTTGATGCTACATTATTAGATTCTACTGATTTTGATAAACAAGGTAGAATTTATAATTTATTCAATGATCCTCAAGAACCAAAAACTTGGAACCAAATAATCAATCAAATTAAAAATATGAATATTGATACTGATAAATTAAATGATATTTCTGGTGTTGATCCTGATATAATTCAATTTAATCAGGAGATAATAAACAATATTCCTATAGAATCAGGAAATAATAGTGAAGTGGCATTTAGTGGAACATCACAATCTCCTAACGCATTATGGACGGCGGGGTTAGCATAAATGGTAAAAGCATTATCAGGATCAAATTATGAGATACTTAGTATTACTAAGGATGATAAAGAAATAACGTTACAAGGTAAAACTACCTCAGTCGATTATTATGAGAGTGTTTTATCTCCAAATGTAACTGCAAATTTAACAGTTAAAGATGGTGGGAATGCTGTAAAGTATGATAAGAAATTTGATAGGCAAGAGAGGGTAGGTTCAATTTATAGTGCTCTTCCAATTACTGGTGGTGAGGAAATAGGATTTAAAATAAGAAATTCTTTAGGAGTTCTTGATTTCTCTAGGAATCCATTAATGGTAAATGGTGCAAGTAATATAGCACATGATGATATGACAAATACTATTTTAATTAATTTAGTTTCTCCATTATCAAAGCTAAATCAAGATTCAGTAGTTTATAAAAAATATGATGGTAATATCGGAGATAACGTTAAGAAGATTATAAAAGAATATTTGAAGGTAAATGATAATAAAATGACAATTGATGATGTTGTCAATTCTTATTCTTTTATTGGTAATAGTGATTCTGTTTTTGATGTAATTTGTTGGTTAGCAGCAAAATCTATTTCAGTATTAGATGGTGTCGGATTCTTCTTTTATGAGACACAAGATGGTTTAAATTATAGAGCAATTGAGAATTTAATAGATCAAGATGCGACAGCATTTTATTATAAGACAGGTGCTGCTAGAAAGAATCTTGATAATAATGCTAATGATTATAAAATTTTATCTTCTTCAATAGAAAAGAATCAAAATATAATTAATGCCATGAAATCTGGTACATATCATACTCGTTCTATATTTTTCAATCCTAAAAGTTTTAAACTTGATGAAAGATCTTGGGTATTTGGTAGGGATAGGCAATTAACACCATCAAAAACTTTAGGTAAAGAAGTAGAAGAACCTGAAATAAGTACTGATGATGCTAAATTTAATAGAACTCTTTATGATATCTTAGATCTAGGAGCATATAATCCTACTGTTGCTGGTAAAGATACTAATGATCCTACACAATGGCAAACACAATCTACAGTAAGATATAATATACTATTCAGTCAAAAATTAAGATTACAAGTTCCTTGTAATCCTAACTTGAAGGCTGGTGATGTTATTGCTTGTGATTTTCCTATTATTACTGAAGATTCTAAAGATCAAGGAGCAAATGATCCAGTACAGAGTGGAAGATACTTAATTGTTGATTTATGCCATCACTTTGATCCTACTAGATCTATTACTTCAATGACTTTGGTTCGTGATTCTTATGGAGTATATACTAAAAAACAATGAAAAATAATTTAGGTACAATTGGTAAATATAAATGGTTCTTGGCACAAGTTGTCACAGATCAGAATCAGACTGTTAAAGATGATTGGGAATATCCTAATACTTGGGGAGAACGTGTAAAAATAAGAATACCTGGAATACATCCAAATGATATTATTGCAACGGATGTAAATGATGATAATTTACCATGGGCAATTGTTGCTAAACCAACTACATGTGGTAGTAAGAATACTATGACTGCTGGTGTATGGGGAGGTGAATGGGTAATTGGATTCTTTTTAGATGAAGGTGAACAACAACCTGTTATTACTCATGTTCTAGGTAATAGTCTTCATAATCACGAAGTAAGTGCATCTAGTGGTTTTAAAAGGATTAATAGATTTAATTCTGGTATGAAGCCAGGTACACATCAAATAGGAAAAGGTAGTGCACCAGAGACACCAGCAGTACCTAATGCAGAAGATTTTGAAAAGTTAGATTCTAAAGTAGGAATAAATGATAAAATAACGTTATTACGTGCACGTGGTAACCCTGATGATGCAAAACTTCAGGAAGAAGCAGAAAAGATTAGAAATAGAATAAAATAAAGTTGAAAATAACCTTACTAAATATTCATACAATAGTACATTATAATGGCTGAACCACAAGTAGGACAATGGAAAAGAACAAACACCTCTAGAGGTGCTAGATACCAGATATGGAATGGTACTTCTTGGAGTGGTAATAGTAATGTTAAACCTAGAAAAGGAACTGAATATGATCCAACTATAACTGAAAAGGATGTAGATGATGCGAGAAAAGAGTATGAACTAGAGCAATTTAAAAAAATACAGGAGGACAATAAAAAATCAGATGAAGTTACTAATAGTAAGATTAACTATGAGAGCAATAAATCAGTATTTGAATCTTTAACAGACGGTCAGATATCTAGAATATTACTTAGTGCTCCTGGAGATACTGTTGAGGGAGTGAATGTTACAGTAGATTTATTGCAACAATTAAACCAATTTCAATTGGATAAAAATGAAGAATCTAAATTAAATTCAGAGGAGAGTGCTGGTCAAAATGATTCAGTAACTAGTCAAGGAGCAAATAGCACTAATTCTGAACCAAAGATGCATAAAAGGGAATCTATTGGTTTTAGTGAAGCATTAGCAGCAGCAAAGAAGGAGGCTAATATATTTTCATCTACAAGTGACCCATGTGGAGGAAAAGTTAATGCAATTAAATTAGCACTTACAAGTATGTTCAAGACTTTGAGAGATATTAAAAAATATGGAGGAGAGTATATAGATGGTATAACATCTCAAATGGCAAATATAAGAAATTTAATCAGAGATACTGCAGATGTGATTGCTACTGCACTTAGATCAGTAGTACAAAGATTACGTAATTTTGTAATAAGTACGGTAAGAAAGGCGATTGGCAAAATAGCAGATAAAATATTCACATCACTCACACAATCTTTAAAAGATACCATTGTACAAAAAGTTATTGATGCTCTTTTATGTACATTTACTAAAATATTAACTGGACTTGGAAATTTTGTTGGTGATTTCTTGAAGGAATTAGTGGGTAAAGTTGTAAACATTCCTCTTTGTGCTGCACAACAATTCGCAAATGCATTAATTAATAATCTGGCAGCAAAAATTGATAATGCAATATCTCCTATTTTGGATGGAATAAATGATATGATAGGAGGAGTTGGTAAAATAGCAGGATCAGTTTTCTCAGCAATTGATACTATTCTTGGATTTGAATCAT